GACACGCGGTTAAAAGCCCTGTCAAGGTGTCACGGTAGTTTTGGACCGGTGTACATGGTAGAACTTACGTTCTTCTTCGCCTTTTAGGCTATCCATGGTCGACCAATACCTAATTGGTACCGTGTACATTAAGCAAATAGCACAAGACATCTTGTGTGAACATCCTAAAAGGAGGACACACTTATGAGTTATAAAACACTCATTGACAAAGAAGCGCTTAGTTATTTGCGTGCGTTCGGTTTGACAACAACTGAAGCCTGCCAACTTCTTGGAGAAATCCGGAAGTGGGAGACTGAATCAGGTGTAGAATGGACCATAAAGAGACTAAAATCTCTGAAAGTGGCTTACATCCGTAAGCTCGGGGGTCTAGACCCCTGGACATATGCTACATGGGTCGCTCATAAGCCTAACGGCCGACCGAGCGGTCCTTTCGGTAGAGTGTTTAGCTTACCAGCGCCAAAAGCACTGGGATGTCTCATGATTTACACCATGTACATCGCTAAAAGCCCTACTGAGAGCCAACTTCGTAAGTTCGAAGAGGCGGTTTGTTCAGTAACAAATGAACCGTATACTTCCCAAGAGATAATGGATATCCTTATGGAGATTCCACTTGGTCAAACAGCGAAGTTGCTGAAGCCAGCAAGTTTTACTAAATTATCTGCGTGGTACAAACGGGAAATCCGTGTACCAAGGTTCGTAGATGAGGACCTAACGAAGGTTAAGTCGACACCTATGAGTTTGGAAGTGCTGCTTGAAACAGCATCCCATCCTTTAGCGCAGAAATTTATGAGAAACCTAAGCATCCAAAAGGAAATCCCTGATTGGTTGTACCAAGTGTACGCCAAATCTGGTGCATTTCCTGATGGTATTGATTATGCTGACTTGGAAGAGAATGTTATAGGAAAAATCGGAATGATCCAGGAACCTGGTTTCAAACTCCGAACTATAGCAAACCCTTTCCCTATCTTCCAAGTTCTGCTTAGCAGACTTGGTAATCAGGTTTACGACTTGTTACGTCATATTCCTGAGGATTGCACTTTTGATCAATCTCGAGGTATATCAGAGATCCAGGAAGCCCTCAAGGGCGGAATGGAACTGGTTGCCTTCGATCTCTCAAGCGCAACAGATAGGTTCCCGGCTGATATCACTTTCAAACTTCTGAAAGCCATAGGCTGTAAAGAAGCTGATATCGAGCTATTCATTGACATTTCAAGAGGTCAATGGGTTTTACCTTCAGGTAAACGGATAAGTTGGTCTAATGGCCAGCCTCTTGGTGTATTCCCTTCATTCGGTGCTTTTGCACTGAGTCACCACATGGTGATCCAAACCTTGAAACCTCGGTTTTATAGGATACTGGGTGATGATTTAGTCATCTCGAAGGAGTGCTATGAAAGTGCACTACAATTATACACCAAACTGGGAGTCCCTATCTCTATGGATAAGTCTATAGATTCCCCACTACTCACTGAGTTTGGGGGAAGAGTAATATCTTCATCAAAAATCTATGGACAACCTAAATGGAGAGAAATCTCCGATAGGTCATTCGTAGACTTAGCTAAGAGCATAGGTCCCTCTGTGTTCCATCTACTAAGACCTCGACAAGCGAGGGTCATTAGGATATTAGCGGACATTCCGTCAAATATCAGCCCTTATGGGCTTAATTGGAATCCGAAGGGTCTTTCATACAATGAAAGAGTGGATAAGGCCAGTAAATTTATCAGTTTACTGAATTCTGTTCACCTTGACAGTGTGATGGATTCTCTTGCCGAAAATAATCAATTACTATACGAAAGTATGTATTTGACTATGCCAGAGTACAGGTTAAAGTACTTTGATAATCGGTCAGAAAGAAACTGCACCTCTAATTGGGGTGCTATGCTTGACAGTGATGTCAAACGGCGAGTGCTCGCGGTATCTAACATCCGATACTTGAAAATATCTGATGAGGACCGGGATTTGCTCAATGTTAACTTCAGTAATTGGAGACTGAATCAAGTCATCTTTGGCGATCCGAGGGGAATACCCTTGTTAGAACGTTTAGAGAAGGCTCTTTTCATCAA